GAACCATGACGAACCGTGAATATACGGAAGGCTTGATATTCAGGGGATTTTGCGGACTGGTGCGGATGGGAGCGAACTGATAAATGGTGTCCCCTGCAGACATCTACTTGACGCGGCAGGGGATTGATTAGAATGGTGTTTTTTAGGTGTGAGAAATATTTTACCCGCTATTTTACCCATTGGCGCGGCTTAAGAGCTTATTTTTGAATTCACAATGGTCACGATATAACCATCTTGCTCGTCCGTGGATAACTTTGGCTTTTGGCAGGTCGCCGGACTTAATCCGGTCGTAGATGAAGGTTTTACCGAAGCCAGTATCGGCCATGATGAATTTCAAATCAACCAGTGAATCAGGCTGTAGTTCGTGTTGCATGAGTGCTATCTCCGAATAGGGAATCGAACCTGCAAATCAGGCAATAAAAAACCGCCATCAGGCGGCTTGGTGTTCTTTCAGTTCTTCAATTCGAATATTGGTTACGTCTGCATGCGCTATCTGCGCCCATATCATCCAGTGGTTATAGCAGTCGTTGATGTCCTCTGCTTCGATAACTCTGTTGAATGGTTCTCCATTCCATTCACCTGTGACTCGGAAGTGCATTTATCATCTCCATAAAACAAAACTCGCCGTAGCGAGTTCAGATAAAAGAAATCCCCGCGAGTGCGAGGATTGTTATTCACCTTTGACGGCAAGTTGCAGGTTAGCCACGGTTAACCTCCTGCCGCGGCGCTGCTGGCAGCGATTTAATCCAAGCGGCTGCCAGAAGACGACTCCACGCATCCTTAGAATCCTCAGCGCCGTAATCAATAATCGAATCGAATTCGTCTAGAATGGCTATCGTAGGCTCAACCGGCACCATCACCCAACCATCTGGAATCACCGGAGAGTTGCCACCCTGAACAGTAGGCATATCCGGACCTTTGCGAATCGCCCTGGCAAGATCGATTGGGTCGTCGTACAACCAGTCACCTGTTTGCGGATGATTGGCTTCTGCCAATTGTGCAGCCCACTCCAGGCCGTCTTTGTGTCCTTGCAGATAGTCCAGCGGTAACTCATCACTATTACTTACAGGTTCGGCCTGAAGCATGGCGGCGCGATAGGCGTTCCAGCCGACAGCTTTTCCGTGTTCAAACGCGCTGTCAAAGTCATCATCAATTTCCATCGCAGCGGGCACAGATACCGGCGCTGGCGGGGCGGTGTAAAGCGGCGTTACTTCTCGCAGCGGGTCGGCATAAGCATTGCCACTATCGAAGCTGACGTTGTTTTTTGCGCCGCCGCCTGACAGCAGCCACGCCACCGGCTCCTGCTCCATGCCAGCCGTCAGCGCTTCCAGTGCGATTTTGAAGATTTGCGCATCGAGTTGCGCTTCTTCAAAATCAGGGTAATGGGTTGTTACCGCAAGACGGCGCTCAAGCTTCTCAATCAACTGCTCTTTCGTAAATTCAGCCATATCCCTACTCCCCCTTGATGCCAGCGGCGCTAAGCTTGGTATTCACATCACCTTCAAAAATAGGCAGTACACCAATTGCAGCGGCCCAGTTTTTAGCTAACTCAGGGTCAGATGTCTCGTCGGTGTAGTCTGATGCCCGCCACCCAATCAGTCGTTTCTGACCAGGAATGTCAGAGTTTCGCTTCTCCGTTGCTTGCTCTAGAGCATTAAGAAGTGTACGTATTTCATGCTGCTGAGTAGAGATGCTTGAGTCTTTGGCTTCCAGCTCATCAAGCAGCGCCAGCACATCCCGAGTGGGGACCATAAAGTTCGGCATGAAGTTATCTTTTGCCTTTTCTGCTGTTAGGCGCAGCGCCTGTTTGTCGATGTTGCTCATTGGGCGGCCTCCTTGCGAATCTGCTCCCTGAACAAGCGGGCTGAGACGATGATGTCTCTGATGCGTACTGATTTTTCGTCGAACTGCTCACCACCGTTTTTAATATGCGCATCCAGTTCTGCACTGTGATGCCGAATGAAAGCGTTGAGGTCATGCGCCCGCACTTCAGCCAGGAAGGCGTCTGTCGCCGGGGTTTCAGGAATAGTGTCTGGAATAACTTCTGAGTAAATGCGATCCATTGCTTCGCGCCATCCATATTCACAGGCGTTATAACCGTCAGTCTGAAGACCGTTATCCTCAACACCACAGCCCATTCCGATGCTTTGATAATCAGGCTCGTTACTGCGGTCAATCACTGCTGATAGAGTGTCTTTCAGCCCCGCATTCTCCGCCGCCAGCGCCGAAAACTTCTCGTGTGCCAACTTAACAGCTGCATCAGCCTGCTTAATTGACTCAGTCGCTTTCTGGTGGTCTTCGGCCAGCCCTGCTAAATCAGCCTCCAGTTCGGCTAGGCGTTCATTTAATGCATCTCGTTCATCCAGTAGAGCCAGCACAACCTGAGGTGTGACTTTCATACGAAATGCCAGCAATTTTTGAGGCGTTGCTACTGTTTCAATTGCTACTGCTGCCTCACGCAGTACCTGATAGTCAATCTTGCTCACTGGTTGCCTCCTTTGCGCCACATCGCATTCAGATATTTGTTTTGATTCACTGATGGAAAAGAATTTCTCTTAAGCAATTCCTCTCTCGATGGCATTGGCTTTACGCGTTGGCGAATAATCATTTCTGCCGGAAGAATGCCGGGATTGTATGCAATTCCTCTCATTGTAAATTCCTCAGTCATTACTGATAGCGCCATAGCGTGAGCGGTAATTACGCAGGCGCGGGTCAATTTCAGGGAAGTGGGTATATGTGGATTTGCGGAATGGTCGGATTGATGTCTGGTAAATTCGCTCGCGTTCTTCTTTCTCTGCAAGCCATATACAGTGGCGAAATTCCTTTTCCTCTTTCGTTTCCTGCGGTAGAGACATTATTCGATCGTAGTTTTTTCTGAATTTATCCAGCACCTCCGATACGGAATTGCCGGAACAGCGGCGCGGGTCATCCGCACCATACAAAGGCGCTGGCATGATTTTCTCCTGATTAAATTGCGTGAATAGCGTGACGAGGGAAGGGGAGAGTTACTGGTGCAAAGGGTATATCGTCGTCAAAATCCATCGGAGGTTCGTTGTGTTGTGCTGGTGATGATTGCTGCTGTGGCTTCTGTGATTGCCTGCTGGCTGCTTGTTGTTTGCTGTCGCCAATGCCGCCAAGCATTTGCATCACGCCATTAATTCCGACATGAACCTCGGTTGTGTAACGGTCTTGTCCTGACTGGTCTTTCCACTTTCTGGTTCTCAGCATTCCCTCGAAATAAATCTGATCACCTTTTTTCACATACTGCCCCACGACCTCAGCCAGTTTCCCGGATACAGCAACACGATGCCATTCAGTCAATTCCTTTTGCTCGCCAGTATTTTTATCTCGCCATTGTTCTGACGTGGCTATTGTCAGGTTAGCGAACGCTGTTCCTGATGGTGAGTATCGAACTTCCGGGTCTTGTCCTACCCGACCAAGGATAATCACCTTATTTACGCCTCTGCTTGCCATTTATGCCGCCTGTTTTAGTTCGTTAACTCTGATGTTCATTACCTGAACGCATTTAGCCTGCGCCTCCTCGTTGCCAGCCATTAATTGCCAGTCACGCTGATAACGCTCGATGAGTTTTTTCTTGTCAGTTTCTGTTGATGCATAATCGCTGAAGTCTTTCAGGATTTGTTCGCAGTCAACCGATGGAGATTTCTGGTTGGTATTTTCTGGTGATGGTTTGTTATCTGATGCTGGGATTGCCCATCCCGGCAGCGATGGAGGGAGCCAGTAAAATCCTGTTCCATCCTTGAGTTTTGCCCTGTGCCATCCCTGCTTTTTATCGAGAGATGTTTGTGCGAAACCTTCCTCAAGGTTATACAGATACCGACCGATTCCCCACTGAACGGCAGCGCGCTTCATTGCACCGGAACGACCACCTTTGACGGCTTCTACCTGCGTGTTTTCAGCAGCATCCCATTTGGTTACCCATTCGGAATCAATCTTGATTGATATGCCGCATTCAACTCCGCCGTTGTTGGGAATATCGCGGTATTCATTGCGCCATCCTGCTTTGCCGCAAACATCGTCCAGGCGCTTCATGATTGCCCGGTTCGTGACATAAGCCAGCACCATAGCCCACACCTTGCCATCGCGTGTTTTACCGCTTTGCTGTATTCGCCATTCGATATCTTCAGGGCTGAATGGCTCATCGAATTTGTTCAAATCCATAATTCACCTCAGAATGGACACGGCCCAAGGAAATAACGCTGATTTAATACTTCGACTCTGGACAAATTAAGGCATACCCGCATTCCTTCGCGGTCACCATTATGGCGATACCAGAGAGCTTTCTGCGTGTACATGCTTCTCTGTAACTTGCTCTCCTTCACTGTGGTTGCAAGTGACATGAATATCTCCTTCGTTACCGATTAATTCTTTCATCTGACGAATGAATTCTTCGTCTGACCAGTTATCTGTAAAACTCATTTCCTGCGATACCACGGAAGGTTGATAGCTGATTTCATCGCTTTATTTGCTTCAAGCCACATTTTTGAATCACCAATAAATCTGGCTATTACTGCTTTGTTCTGTGCAGCACGAAGCATCTGGTGATTAATGGCTATTTCATTGCGCATAACGCCTCCAGTTGTTTCTTTGCTGCTCTGATTAATTGTTTAACCCGGCGTGATAATTCAGATTCGTGCGGGTAGAAAGCGGACATGACGCCGCTACCCGCGAGCTGAAAGTGCATCATGGGTAACTCCTTATATTTGATTGCATAACGAAAACGCCTCGAGTGAAGCGTTATTGGTATGCATATAAAAAGGCCCTCACATTAGAGGGCAAAGAAGATTTCCAATAATCAGAACAAGTCGGCTCCTGTTTAGTTACGAGCGACATTGCTCCGTGTATTCACTCGTTGGAATGAATACACAGTGCTTATTTGTACTAATAAAATACCCAATTTTCTGTTTCTTGGTTGTGTCCAAAGTTATATTCAATATCTGGTGTTGATGTATCAATATTCTTCATCCCATCAACAAGAGTTGATACAACAGCCAAATCTTGTTTGATTCTCATTAAATGGTATTTCTTCCGGCGCAATAAACTTTCAATGGCAAGTTTCTTCGTTGGGAATGCAAAAGATCTTTCTGCATTTTTTGCTACTTTCTTAATTGCATATCTATTTCTCTTTTGTTTCCATTCCTGTAACCACTGATTTGGTGCTGGTTTAAAATTAACAATCCAATGCGCAGGAACCAACCATGCATAATGCTCTGTCTGATGAAAAGCTATATATTGAAGTGCGAATATTTTGATTCCATCTTCTTCAACTGTCGCCTGGAATCTCCAGAAAACAGGCATTCCATCATGTTCAGTTTCTGATTCAGGAAAAGGTACGCTCCATGATTTTGTCATATCTCACCTCAAATAAGTGGCTTGCTGCCAAAACAATGAACCATCCGGAAATTCCAGATAGTTCATAATTCACTCTTCAATACTTCCAACTTACTAATCGCCGATAGATATCCGCGCTGATAGGGCATCATCATTCCTTCGAGCTTGCCACTTCTTAACTCCTCCCTGAGCAATTGTATTGCTTGATCAATAACCTCTGCCTTAGCGTCCTTTATGGCTTGCTTGCGGGGCTTTGCTTTCTGCTTTGGCAGATTTCTCAAGCATGATGGAATGTATGTCTGATTCATCACTTACCTCGCCGTCAGTTGTTTTGATTTCCGGTATCCTGCCGCGTAAATGGCTACGTTTGGCAGGCAAATACTTCCACTGCATTCTTCTGCCTTCTTGCAGCGAAGGCTTCCGAGTGATGCTGCTTTGTCTGCTCTGACGCAACCAGAGAGCTTTAGCGCAATTTTTCGCGCCAGTCGCTGTTCTTGCATTGCCTGCTCACGTTGAGCCTGTCTGCGTGCTCTGCGGCGATTTCTGGCGTTATCGTCAGCCAGATATGTAATGACTACTGTCATGTTGACCTCCGATGATTGACTTTGGCGGTGACGCGCCGGCTGCTTATCTTCCGGTTGCCGTCGTGCAGCTGCACTTCACGTCACCCCAAAGCCAACTACTCTTTGACTCACACTCTCGCAGTGAGCGCGCTCATGCCCTTGAGTCTCTGTCGCTTATTAGCCGCTGATAACCGGTGCGCGTCTGGCATTCGCGCTGCCTTTCCGGAGCATGTTCCCTTATTTACCCTCACATCGGTCTGCTAAACCTGCTCGCCATTACGCGACTCGGGGCAGCATCATTACTGCTGCATTGCCTTTCGGCTGCGGTCTAACCGCGTTAGTGCACCATTACGGCACCTCCTGTTTGGTTAAACTCAGTTCCCGCATTTCGGCATTCCGTTCGACGCCATAATTCACCCCTCATACAGTGGTTTGCTGCCTAATTTCATTTTCTGGCGACCAACACAAGTCACACCCATTTCACTGCGTGGCTTGCTGTACCATGTGCGCTGATTCTTGCGCTCAATACGTTGCAGGTTGCTTTCAATCTGTT